AAAAGGTCAAACAATGGTATAATTAATATATGCTACCAATAGGTAGCATTTGTTCTCTAGGAGGTTTTATACAATGAGAGAATCTAATGCTTGGCTAGGGGTATTAACAATGGTTATTTGCAGTACCGTTTTTGTGGGTACAGCAAAGGCTACTAACGAAAATAACTTACTAATTAGAGAGTCAATTAAGGCTGCCACCCAAGAGGTGGCCTTTTTGGTTTCTAAAGAGAAAAAGTTAGAAAAATATGAAAATGCTCATAATTTGACTGATGGGCAACTAGTTGATATGTTACGTCATGTGGGGTTTGAAGGAAAGGCTTTAAGAACTGCTTGTGCTATTGCTAAGGCAGAGTCTAATGGTCGCCCTTTGGCTTTTAATGGTAATGTAAAAACAGGAGATAGTTCTTATGGCGTATTTCAAATTAATATGCTTGGTGAACTTGGGTCAGACCGTAGAGAGAAGTTTGAGTTAGATTCAAATGCTGAATTATTAAATCCAGTATTAAATGCTCAGATTGCTTTTCACATGTCTGATGATGGAAAAAATTGGTCTGCATGGAGTTCCGTAAATGGAAAGCGGTATCAAGAATGGTACAACAAATATCCATGTAAGCAATAAATATTAACTTAATACCCCATCATTAATCTGGTGGGGTATTTTTATTTTCTTCTTGATACTTTTCTTGATTCCAATATAATTGATAGTAATCTGTATCCCAGGCAACTCGTTTTAAGTGTTTAGCAATAGCCCCAGTATGAGCATGTAGTGGAATTCCAGCCTTTTTACATTTTCTAAAAAAAGCAATATCTTCACCTATAAACTTATCACCAACCATACTATTTTCAGCAAAGAATGAATCTTCTTCTCCATACTCTTCACGTAGTTTAGTTACTATATTACGGTGCATTATTGTTAATCCCATACCCGCACAATCAACCTTAATAATTTGATCTATTGGTAATGGATGATGATACTTTACGGAAAACTCATCTATGTCGTCAAAAATGCACGGTAGTGTTACAGGCAAAGATCCATCTTCTTCTTTAGCAATAAAATAAACACCGCTTACCATAGGATGTGTTTCTTTATCTGCCGTGCTACAAATTTTTTGCCAAATATCTAATGTTAAAAAAATGTCGGAATCAACCCAAAATAACCAATCAGTAGTAAAGTTGTTATACCAATAATCTAATAGTGATTGTCTTTGTCTTGCAATTTGATTACCACTAACACGAATAGAACCAGATAGGGGAAATCCAGTAGATGCCCCAGACAGAGCAATTGCCATTAAGCCTTCTGTAAATTTCCCTTCGGTTGTGCCATTATCACACCAACCAATGGTTATTGATTCCCCTTGGTTCATTAAATACCCCCACCAGTTTATTAATTAAGACTCTTGTGCTGCCAATACTGCAGCAACTGCTGCTGCTACGGCATCATTAAATGCCTGTTGCTTGGCTGCTTCTTCTGCTGCCTTGGCTTCTGCTTCGGCTGCAATGCGTGCTTCTCTGGCTACTTGGTCTATTTCTCTTTGAGCAATCTCTTCAGAAGTTAGTTCTCTAACTATTATTTCATTGGTTTCGCAGTTGTGTTCTTGTATAAACATTATTTAACTCCAAATAATTGATAGGTTCCTGCATCAAAAGTTCCAGCCGTTGTAGTAAATGTTAATCTATTAATTGCATTAGTTACCCTATGAAGCCCACTACCTGTCCACAGTTTATTATCTTCTTTTGTTGCTTGCCAAGATGCAAATTTCCATCCAGTTGTATTTGCATAATTAGGTAAACGGATAAAAGCAGATTGCCCTACCTGAGTTGCATTAACGCTACTTGCTAACTGCCATCTATTATCACTACCAACGCCAGCACTTGCTCCACTTCCTGTTTCTAGATAATTATAGGAATAATTAGTGCTACTATTAGCATTTACTCTTAACTGAATATCAGCAGAAGTACTAAGAGAATAATTAGTTATGTATAACCACAATTCATAGTAATCACCTGATATACTAGTTAAATCAAATCCAGTTGCAGAGGCTGCAATAGACCCTGAAGCAAGCGAAGTCATACCACCCAAAGATGCAGGTACTAGGGCTTGAGGTGTTTGAAATAAACCCATTAGTAGACCTCGTATCCAGCAATGTGGAAGTTAACTCCAGTCGTTGAAGCAGAAGCAGTAATAGTTTCAGCATTGTAGATAATCTGCTCTAGGTCAATGAACTGAGTAGTATTAGCAGCAACTGATACAGAGGATACCAATGCTATGGTAGCCAAGTTAACTGTTGCAGTAGCAGCAGATGCGGTTGTATTAGTAATAGCAATATTAGTTACTGCTACCGCTATATCTGATGGAGATGTGTATAGCGTTGTATTAGAGGTTGCTGCTGCACCTCTAAAAAGTGTAAAGGTTGCGTCGGCCATTTATTATTCCTCTTCCGCTGGTGTTTCTTCTGCAGGTGCAGGTGCGTTTGGATCTGTAAAGACTCCATCAGCATATGTAAATCCTATTGATGCTGGGGTTTCCACGGTATACTCAACACATGTTTTTCCTGATACCTCTTCAGCAATTGCTAGTGAATCTGCAACTATGCAGTTTTCAACTACTCCTTCATTAATTACAGCAAATGTTGCCACTATCTATATTCCTTTCTTGCCCAGAATTGACGTTTGTAAGAATTGAAGAACAATGTTTTTAACTTTGCAGTTACCATACTCTGTTCCTGTCTTTCTTTATCTAATCCTATTTTATGTTCCCAAGAATCTCGTTTGATAGGTATGACCTGAACCATTGGAGTTCCTGCTCCTATTATACCCTCCCATTTTACATCATTTAACACAAATGGAAAATTCACGGGAGCAGAATAAATATCTGTATCAACAAACCCTTCAAGCACTGTAAATATTCCATTTGGATTATGCATAGGCGGTACAAATAAAGTTGAGTATCCTAATGGAGTTTTAATTGAATATGGATTGTTCCATTTAGGATATGGTGCATCTTTTTTTGCGGGATGCAAAGGGGCTTGATCTATTGGATGAAATGAAATAGCATCTTGGCCAGCCCAATGATAGTATGGTAAACCATCTACTTGTGTTACTTGAACATCTACTTGAGTATATAATATATACCCTGCTGTCATGGCATCAAGTACTGGTATGCATTTTTTAATTGTATGAGGGGTATTTCCATCACCAGTAATTTTTCTACCTTGTTCACCAGTATATTCTGGTGTATCTTTATACCAGTTTGGTATATTTTTTACTGCTGGTTTAGGAGGAAAAAAATTTAATCCAAGCACGTTAGTAAAAGTTATTTCTTTCATATTCCCCCAGTTTATTATATTATACTATAGAGTGTAAAGTATTACTTGACCAGCAACACCAACAGTACCTCTAACACCATTACCGCCTAGTCCACCGCCACCGCCACCGCCACCGCCAGCGCTACCAGCACCAACTGCGGCTGATCCAATACCATTATTATTTTGAGAACCACCTTGAGCGCCATTTCCACCACCACCAGCACCTGCTCCACCAGCAGCGCCAGGAGAATTACCGCTTTGGCCACCACCACCACCACCGCCTGAACCAAATTGATTATTTGAAGGAAGAATATTGGTTAAACCAACTGCGCTAATAGTTGAATTAGATGGTTGAGCAGAACCAGCACCACCAGTACCAGGATTATTTCCACCTTGTCCACCGTTACCCCCAGTGCGACCAGTAACAGTATATGCTCCAGCAACATTGCTTGATGCAGTGCCAGCAGCACCACCATTACTTGCAGCACCGCTATCTACACCGTTGGGAGGATTTTCACCACGACTACCACCACCTCCGCCATTTGCAGTACCAATATCAACGCCACCATAAGTAATTTTAGAAATACCGCCAGCACCGCCAGCCTGTCCTGCTTGAGAACTGTTAGCACCACTTGCGCCATATTCACCATAGTTACCAGCAGCACCAACAGTAATCGTAACGGTTTGTCCTGCAGTTACTGCAAAATCTTTAAATCCAACAATGCCAGCACTACCTCCTCCGCCTCCGCCACCGCCAGATAAACTACCCGTAAAGCCACCGCCTCCGCCTCCGCCTGCGCCTGCGCCAATTATAAAGGCGGCAATTTTAACAATGCCAGAGGCAACAGTATAGGTTCCACTAGTGTTATATGTGCCTTGTAATGCATAAACTTCTGGAATTGATAAACTAACGCCAGCAGTAACTGCTTGTCCAGCACCATTATAATTTTGTCCCGCAACAGTTACAGTATAAGTTGCACCAGCAGTAAATCCACTTACGGTAGTTGGAGATGTAGTTAATGCTGATGTAAGTGTTGTTCCAGTAGTAGATGTACCAGTAACTAAAAAAGATGTAGCAGCAGGACCAACAGTGCTTGCTGTATAAGTTACAGTTACCTCTGCAGCAGTTGTTGATGCAGTAGCAACTGCTGTACTAGGGACGGTAGGTCTAGCAAAATTTCTTGGACTACCTGATACACCTCCTACTGACATTTTATTTCACCAATCTTTTTTATTAAAGTATATATAATATTATTTGTCCAGCACCACCAGCAGTACCAGAAGATACTGGACCACCACCATGTGCTCCACCTCCACCACCGCCACCACCTGCGCCTTTGCCAGTAGTATTAGTAGGGGAGACATTTCCTTTTCCTCCA